TCGCGTGGCCTGATCGGCGAGCCCGCCGCCTTCCGCACTGCGGCTGAAGGATTTGCCCTGCGCGAGTTCGGTGACCATCTTGGGCATTAGAGGAGGACTCCTGGGTTGCCTTCGCGAATGGCCTTTACGACCTCGTCGAGCTTGTCCGACTGCTTCCGCAGCTCCGCAAGATTCACGTCCTTCGCCGAGTCGTCGCCGCGGATAAGTCGGGTGAGTTCGCTGGCACCCTGGCTCGTCGAAACGTCGGAGACGTTCAAGGCTGCTCGCGATGGGCCCTGAAGCATGGCGTTCTGCCGTTCGTCTTGGAATCCCTGTAGCATCGGGGCGACGGACTCCATTTGGTTGGCGAAGGCTTGGCGGAGGAACTTGGTGGGGTCTTCGCCCCTGTCCCTCATCTGCTGGGCGCGGGCGCTGATGTCCTTGCCATCGCCTTCCCTAAAGTTGCGACGGAAACGATCTCGCTCGGTCATGCCTAGCTCTGCACCCCGCCCCTCCGATGTCGCCGTGCGGGCTTCTTTCTCGCGATCCTTGCGAAAACGCTCCTCGGCATCTGCCTGGGCCTTCGCATCGCCGGCAGGGCGGATGCCATTGTTCGCCTCGGCGCGGCGCTCAAAGTACGCCTGGATGTCGGCGAGACCCTGCTCGCTCTCTGCCTTGAATCGCTCCTCTGGGGTTCGCGATAGCTCGCGGCCACGCTCTCCAGCCTTGGCCTGCTCGGCCTCGCGGGTGCTGGCGTCTCGGGCCGTGTTGATCCTGTCCTGGCCCGCCCTCGCGTCGTCCTCCATCTTGGCCTGGAGGGCTTCGCGTTCGCGGATTAGGTCTTCGCGGTCGCCCGACATACCAGCGGCAGCGATTCTCTCGTCGATCTCGGCAAGGGCATTGGCAGCCTGTGCCTGTCGTTCGATCGCGGCGGCGAGTTCTACCTTCGCCACGTTAACTGCATCAGAGTAGTTAAGCCCCTCAAGGCCGACAGATTTCTCCGCCTGGGACATCTTAAGGTGGGCCGCATCGGCGTTTTCTGCCAAGTCGCCGCGTCCAGCGTCCTTGAGTTGTTGCCGGCGCTCTTCAAACGTGCCGGCAATCCCCAAATCTTCTTCGGCCCTAAACTGCGCGTCGAGGGCATCGCTGTACGCCTTCTGTGCGTCCACCACGTTCTGGAACTTCTGCCGTGACTCTTCTGCCGCCGCAGCGTCGGCCTCAACTGCTCCTCGCTGCTTGACCAGCCCAGGATCAAACTCCCGTCCGCTCTTCAGTTCTTCGTCGATCTGCTGCATCCTCGTCGCTTCAGGCGATGCGGCCTTCTGCTCTAGCCGATCTCGCTCGACGGCGATCTCAGTCTGCGCCTGCCGCTCAAGATCGCGCTGCCGCTCAAGGTCGGCCTCTGCCTGCCGGCGAGCCTCCTGAGTCTGCGGCGTGCTGTTGCCCAGGTCGGCGCGGCGAGCCTCATCGGCTCGCTGCTGCGCTGAGTTGAGGTTGCCCTTGGCTTCTTCGGACGCCCGATTCAGTTCTTCGCCGAATGCCTTGACGGCGATCGTCGCAGCCTCGATAGCGGCGGCCTCTTCGTTGAGAGCCTGCTCGGCGTCTTGCAGGCCGCGGATAATCTCGGGAGCCTGGAACTCGGGGAGTGCAGATCGTTGCCGAATCGTCTCACGTTCGTTCTCAATTTCTCTCATACGGCGGGCGATGCGTCCGTCCTTGAGGCCGGCGGCTCCGAGGTTTCTTGTGGCGCGGCCCATGCGAGCGTCTATCTGACGCTGTGGTTCGACTGTGCGTTCGTAGCGAAGGGCGTCGGCCTGCGCGGCGATATCTCGCCGGCGAGCGTTGACGGCATCGACTTCTGCGCTTGCGGAGTCAACGAGAGCCTTCCGTTCTGCTGGGCCGATATCGCGGCCTTTTTCGTCTTTTCCTGCCGCAGCGTTTTCAAGCTTCTTGTATGCCCTCTCGAGCTGATCGGCAGACTTGTTAAGCTCTTCGCCGAAAGCCCTAGCCCCAGGCAGACCACCCTCAATGGCTATGGCGACATCTTCCTGCGCCTGCCTAATTTGTTCAGCCGGCTCGCGAGATGCTTTTGCGACATCCGTCGCAGCCTTCGAGACTGCGTCCCCGATGGCTCGATCAAGCCTTTCGAGAATGTCACCAAGAGACTCAAGCTGTCGGCTCGCAATCTCAAAGCGTCCGAGGTCAAACGACGAGTCGCCCTCAGAGACTATTTCCTTTAGACGATTGACGGCGGGGCGAATCGCATCTGCCTGCGCCACCATCGATTCTGCGTCAGTGCCTTCTGGTATGCCATCTGCCGCCCCCCTATAATACCTCGGCCCGCGAAGGCGAACTTCTCTGCGAATTTCTGCTGCCGACGGTGGCGGTTGCACGCCGAGAAGTTGCGTTCGCCTTTGCTCTCTCTCTTCCGAAGCTCGGAGTTGCTGCTGCTTGCCAACCCGCACGGCAGGGTTTTCCTCCTTATCAATCTCCCGCCGTAGCTTTGCCTGCTCTGCTCGCTCTCGCTGAATCGAAGGGTCGTTCGCGACAACTCGCTGCAACCCAAGCTCTCTCTGCTTCTTCAGTATGTTCTCTATTTCGCGAGCAAAATCCCTCGCCTGCTGCGCCTGCTCTGAAAAGATGCCGCGAGTCGCGGAAGCTCCGAGCGAACGGAACGCCTCGGCCAGTTCCTCTACGAGGCTCTTCTGGCGAGCGAGAGCTTCGTTGAGCGCCTTGGTCTGGTCTTCCGCTGTCCGTCCATTGTTTATCCATTTGATGAGCCCCACGGCAGCCTGCCCAGCGATGACTGCCCCGAGACCAATGAACAAACCTGTCGTGCCGCCGAGAATGAACGCCAACTGCGTTATGTTGTTGCTGACAGCGCGAAGCTTGAACTCGAGCCCACCCGTCGAGGACATGAAGTCGTCGATAGCGAAGGCGGCCTGATTCAGCGCGAGCGACATATTGTCAAACCCGCGGCGACCGATGTCGCCTGCTCGTTGAATGTCGCGTCCGATGCGACCAGCGCTCACGCCTGAAAGCGCCGCAGTCGTTTGCGTCGTTGTCTGCAAAAGCGCAGTTATCTCTTGCCGAGTCTCTGCGGTGTTCAGCGTGCCGCTGTCGAATGCGTTGGCTATTGCGTTGCGAAGCTGGTTGAATGCTGCTACGGCCGGCCCAGCGGCCTCTGCCGGGATTCGCTGCATATACCCTTGCAGAATCTGCAACTGAGCGTTGTAGCCTTGCAGGGAACGCTGGTCGAGCCCGAGGTTCACCCCCGTCATGCCAGCACCGCCGAACGACTGCGAGAAGTTCATCGCCTGGGCTGCTCGAGTGGCATCTTGCGTAAGGAGAGTGATCCGCTGGCGTACCGCGTCGATTTCGCCAGGGAGCGCAGCCGGCGCAGACGAAAGCCGGATGAACTCCGCCTCGGCCTCGCGGATAGCTGGCACGAACCTAGTCCGCAGGCCATTAGGCAGGGTGTCGATCTGGCTCTTGATCGCCGTTATGCTGCCCTGGAGAACCGCAAGCTGCCGGCGTGGATCCTCAATGTCCTGCCCCATCGCCGACGCGGCGGCGCGCCTTAGATTGTCTTCGTAATACCCAGCCCCGATAGGAGTCGAGCGACCCTCGTTCGCCATCAAGTTCGATTCGCCCTGATCCACTTGCAAGAACCGTGACGCCGCCTGCGCGCGGCGCTGGGCGTCGGCCAAAGCTTCCGTCCGCTGGCGAGCATCCTCGAGCTGCTGGAGGTAGGCGCGGATGTCCTGCGAGCGGCCCTCGTTCGCCATCAAGTTCGACTCGCCCTGGTCGACTTGCAGGAATCGCGATGCAGCCTCCGCGCGGCGCTGGGCGTCGGCCAACGCCTCAGTCCTCAGTCGAGCATCCTCGAGCTGCTGGAGGTAGGCGCGAATGTCTTGCGAGCGACCCTCGTTCGCCGACTCTGCGGACAAGCGAACTCGCCGTTCGATCTCATCATTGATACGCCGCTGAACGGCTAGCTGTGTCTCGTATGCTGATGTCGCCGCGGCAACATTCCCGTTAACGAGGAGCTTTTCATTCTCGAGGGCTGCTGCCAGCCGCTCAGTCTCCCTGGCAGCAGCCGCCTGCTGCTGCACTAGTCCAGCAACACCGGCCGACGCTATCGCCGCTGGTGCCATCTGAGCAGCCTCAGACTGAATGCTTGCGGATCGGCGCATTTCAGAGGCCATTTCGGGCCGCTGAAAGCGAAGTTCCTGGCCGGTCGCAAGTCCAGCAACCAACGCCCCCGCCTCTTTCATGCGGGACATGGCGGCAGTCGCAAACTCAACCTGACGGGCAACGCGAGTAAATTGGTCTGCGGATGCCGTCCCAGTGCGATTTATCGTATCCGCGAGCTTCTCGACCGATGCTTGAGCGCTTACCAATGCTGGGTTGAACTCGCCTTGTACGGCCAGCGCCAATCGCCCGAAAGATTTTGCCGAATCCGCCAGTGGCTTATTGATCTGCTCCGTCGCCGAATACAACGCCTGCATTCGCGTAACAGCAGACTGTAGGTCTGGGCCTTGAAAGCCCTTGAACTGGAGCTTCCTCGTCGAGATCGCCGTCAGCGCCCGCTCAAGCTTCTGCGCGTCGGTGTATATACCCCGAAGCGAAGAAGACGAGCTAGCCTGGGCGCTTGACAGCGATCCCTGCATACTGCTCGCGAACTTCTGAACGTCTTTCGCGGCAGCGTTGAGCTTGCTCTGAAAGTCGGCCGTGTTCGCGGAGACGACAGCGCTGATCTTGCCGAGGTAGCCGTTTGCCATCGATTCATCCTTGAATTGGCGTGTTCAGTTTCATCAGCTCGGCTAGCAACTGCTGCTGCGACTGCTCCGGTTTGACCGCACTTGGTATGAACGCGGCCTCGTCTGGGATGTCATTCTTTTTGTAGTTGCCAGACGATGCCATGATCACCCTGCACAGTCGCGCCGTCTGACCCCAGGGGTCAGGCAGCGGCCACCGCTGATCGAATGCGTACCACTCGGCGATCTCCTTGCTGTCAACCTCCTGCAACAGCCTCTTGACGCTCATCCCCAGAGTTGCGGCTAGGCGGAAGTAGAACCGTCGCTCGGGGCGGCGGGCGAATCTTCCCCCAGGCCATCCACGGCCT